CGTGACTAATCCATAACGGCAACGACATTTACTGGATTCGCTCTTTCCACTGCAAATTTATACGGACGGAATGCTCGCCCGCACCCGTTGGCTGGACTCGCGGTGCCCACATAAACGTCCATGTTGGTTGCGTAGGTGGCGTCCCCTCTATCTGACCTATATCAGTAGTACCGTCGCCCTCTGAACTTGTAGACCATCCACTGCCTGACTCCGCGCCAAGAAGCGTGTAACGATCGTATGGCAGGTAGTAGTTAATGCTACTGCTAGAGGTAGTGTTGTTAGCTAACGCGACAGAATCCACCGTAAATGTCGTGGAGCCACCGTCTGTCGAGCCAGATGCAGCGGTAAGGCCAACATCCAGCGCTGCGTTAGTGCGAGTTTCCACCCTAATGTCCGACCCGCTAACAGAGTGGACGGTGCAGGTGCCTGCGCCACTGATTGTAAGCACATCTCCCACATCAATCGTGCCACCAGCCAAACCGCTGATTGACAGCACTCGTGGTATACGGTCGTCGTCTAGCGCGTTTAGTGTGCTATATATCTGCGCCTCTGTGCTGTTCTGGAGGCTTAGGTAGTAGGTATTTCCGTTAAGACCGTTCGGGCCATTTGCTGATAAACCACTTATTTCAACAGCCTGTCTATCCGCAAAAAAGTGGATAGCCTTGCTAAGATATATCGGGTTCAAGCCTACCTTAATGGTGACTACGCTGGACACACCATCGGAAAACGGATCGTCTGTTCCAAGCACTCTGGTAAGCGTTTGCTGGCGTACCGACGTTGATGTTTCTGCGTTTACTTTTAACGAGCCATTCTGAATGGTCGTAAAGATTTTTGTAAAATCAATTTCGGACGGCCCGTTAACAGGCTTTCGGTATATTTCTGGCCCATGCCCAACGTGCTGGGCGTACTCGTCAACTTCGGTAGTAGTGTAATCAACGCTAGCAAAACTAGAACCTCTGAGAATGCATTGCGAGAAAATACGCAACTCACCTCTTACATCAGCACCAGTTTCGTCATAGGCGTCTACAGTTAGGTATTTTGGCAAATACAGACTGTGGTTTTCTTGGTCGTTGCCTTCCTCATCTGGTATTTGCTCTAGCGGTCTTAGCGAATAGAGGTAATACGCACCCTGAGTGTATGGGCTGTTTTCTGTAATTGTGTAGTTATCATCAAAAGCGCGAACATCGCCTTCTTCCATGATGTTGGTATTACCAAGACCTTCCGCCCATACTGCCGCGCCGTAGGCGTACATGGTTTTGGTGCCAGTGTATCCGCCTGCTGTAATGCACTTGGTTGCCCAGCAAATTGGTCGGTTCGGGTTTCCTACTGCGTTGTGCAAAAATGTGCCGCTGCCACCGCCGTTGCTCATGTTCATTTCATGGCAAACAATACGCTCGCCTTCGTAGTAAACTCCCCAGCGAATACGGCCTCCACCAATGTACTGGAAATCAACCCAATAGATATTGTTTTTAGTAACATCAAGGTTAAAACCAGAGCCGCCAGTACCATCTACAGGATCGCCGCTCCAGTCAGCTTGCTCTACAGCCGAATTGGTCGTTGTTCCGTTAAAGGTATAGCGGTGAACGACTCTTAGTGCAGTGCCGTTTAACTGAAAGAAAAACCCGTCAGTTGCGTCAAACATACCCCAGTTTCTTACAAGCCCAGTTTGGCCTGCGTCCCCAATCCGCGTTGCCATGAAAAGCAAGTTTGTTGCGCCGGGGATATATGGGTGATAAACGTTAGACGTATGAGTAGCTTGATCGTTGAGTGTATCGCCTACCGAAAGCTCTACAGCTTGATAGCCTGACTTAAACGCCAACGAACCAGCACCGATTAAGGCATTGGAAAATTCGTCAGGTAAGCGCGATTTGGTAAATGAGTATTGCGCTAACAGCGTCTTATTACTAGAACGCAGTTCGCCAAACTCCGTAATTTCCGGCGATCCTTCAGCAAAAGTTATTTGGGCAGAGCCAAAGCGGTCTATGTCCAGTCCGTACTCCGGGTTGTCGTAACCCATGATATTGTTAGCTGGAATGTAAACATCGTAAGCCGCAACAACTGTACCGACAACCGCATTACCATTTTCAGGGTCTTGTATGTCCTGACCGGCAATAGGGACAATCTCGTTGTATTTGTCTGCGTTGGTGTAATGAACGCTCAAATGCCCCGCGCTGTTAGACCCTTGCACCCCATGAACATGGACAGACATTGTTGGCCCGCCGCCACCTGTAATGGTGTACCGCTGTCCGATAGTCCACGGGCCAGTACCGCCAGAAAATTGAATTTCTGCGGTATGAACCATGTGTATTCGGTCGCCCGTTGCTCTAGGCGGAACCTGTGTAAAACGCTTGTCGTTGACTGCCACTGGCTTATCTCCTAATTATGGGGTGTAAGCGCGATCTTGCTCTGCCGTAAGCGTTACGACATTTGACTTGCTTCGCTCAATTGTCCCTGTGGCAACCACTGGTTTTGCCACACCTTTGTTACCGGCTACAACTGTAATACCAATGTCGGCTGAGTTTTCGTCTGCGTCAACTCGCCCGCCCTGAGTGTTGTTATCAAAGTCAATAGACTTAGTAATTGACGCTGCGTTGATGACGCCTGCTATGTCTGTTCCAGTATTGTCGTCCAGCACAATCGCAGTTGCTGTTCCGTAGTCATCAGCACCTGTTGTGGAGTCAGTGATATACACGGTGTAGTAGCCTGTACCACCTGACTGCAAGAAGCTGTTGAAATTCAATTGCAAGGTTGCCGCAAAGTCATAAATACGCTTAGTGCCACCTTGATCAAAGAAGTCAACGCTGTTCCGGTCTTGCGGTCGCAAATTTTGGATAAACACGCTTTGCGAACAAATAAGTTTGTCACCCTCAAAACGCAGCAGCGTGTCCTGAATATCGCCACGCTTTGTTCCTGCGTCACCAGCAGTATTTATGTTGCTAGTCTGACGTAGCAAATACTGAACCTTGGTGTAGATTTGCTGAAGCGTTTTATTGTCACCATCAATGATAATGCGGAAATCAAAATCATCAGCTACGTTATTGATGTCAATCGCTTGAGATGTGGTGTAGTAGCTAACATCAATGTTGGCATAGGTGGCTGCTTCTGAGCCTGTTATTTCTGCGTCCGTGTTTACAATATTTAAGTCTGCTGCGTTCGACAGAAGGACGTTGACAATATTAGCGCCGGTTGCTGTTTTACCCGTATCTGCCAGTACAGAATCATCGTAAGTAAAGCCTTGAGAACGAATATAAGCCTTGAAAAATGTTTGGCTGTCAAACGTAGTCGTGGTTGCGTCTACTGTGGCATCACCATATATCTGTACTGCTTGGTTAGGCTCATCAGCAAATACAAAATTAACGGGGTCAGCGCCGTCAACAATCTGATAATACGCTTGACCTCCAGCGTCAAACTCACCTAGTGACACAATACCCACGTATCGACGGGCTAAGTCTCCGGTATCAGAAGTCCCTGCAATGTCAGGCGTACCGGCTGCTTGGTACTCGTTCCAACCGCCGTCACGCAAGGCTTCCCGCGTAGCGTCATTGGATGGCTTCCAGTCACTAAAACGAGAGCCATCAAAACCAAATTCAAACTGTCCTGACAGCGCGTCAATTGCGTACATCGGAAACGGGAAGCTGTTGTACGCGGCTGTTTCCCAAAGCTTAATAAACTTGGAATACAATGCTTGAAGCGTCACGCCGTCTTTATAAACAAGGTTGCCTGCTGCGTTCAGCGTAAAGGTACGCGCAGTAGTATTAATCGTGAGTTCAGTGCCGACGTTTAAATCGTCGCCGTCAATAATTTTTGCCATTTCCTATCCCCTCTAAGGAACGTAATTTCTATCAACAACTTGCGCTACTGGCAAGGATGCGTTTGAGCTTCCTAACTCAAAGCCGTACACAAAATAAGGTACATACCCGTCACGATAAACTTTAATATCGACAAACGTGCTTGCAGAATAGGTGTAAGTATACCCCGAACTTGTGCCTGCTATGTCTTGATCGTCTTGTAACTTAGTCGTTGCACCAGCGGTGTAAATAACAACGTCTGAATCAGTAACGACATTAGTAATGGTTAAAGTTACTTGGTTTGAAACAATGTTAATGGAGCCGGGCGTTCCGGCCCTATTAGTAAAAGTTGGTGTATCCCCTGACACGTTGACGTTGAGCGTCGCGCCCGACGGCACATCCACATTTATGTCTGAAATACTGGCAGTGCCGTCTATTGTTGAGTCCCAATTGACGACTGTAGTGCCCGCGCCAAACGTGCCGTTTACATAAACATGATGACCTGCGGAACCGCTGAATCGACAAGAGCTTATTTGATTAAAGTTATTAACGATCAGGCCATTGATATCATTGGTGCTAGCCGTTAGTTCTGGATCGTCCCTGCGAACCCAGCTAAACCTACAATCTGTAACAGTAGACCCGGTTCCTAATGTCGCGGTTTCACCGCTCTGAATAAACAACCCATTCACAGTGCTAGTCGTGCCGAAATCAATTGTTCCTATGTTTGACCACGTTCCGCCACTAATAGTGACAGTGCCAGCGTTTACAGTGAACACGCCTTTTTGCCACGGCCCAAGAGTGGCAAAGTTAATGTTTGTTAGATTACAAATTGTACTTGCGCCATCAACTATAATTTCGCAAAAATCAAACTCTGCGTGGGTAGCATCTACACAAGCTATAGATCGGTTACTGTCTTGAAACTTACAAGTAGTAGCAACCTTTGTGTTAGTTTGCCCAATTACAAACTTGCCTTGTAGCTCATAAGTTGCACCTGCAAGGCTTAGTATTCCCCAGCGGTTACTAACATTATCGTTTTGAGCCGCAAACCCTGCAAACGTACAAGGATTATCTGAAGCATCACCGTCTGAAATAAGTTCACCAGCAGTAAGATACGCGCCAGTTCCATATCGCACAGCATCGCAACCAAGATTTACGCCTTTTGCTGTGCCTATAGTTTTCATTGAAAAACCAAACACACTTGGCGTAGCGCCCGGAGAACCGACTACTGTCCGGTACGGCTCAGACGCCGTACTGCTTGTGTCGTAGCGATAGGCGTAACAAATACCTACTCGCCCTTGAGCACCAAACGTGTCAGACCCTTCGACATGATATTTTACTACGTCACCTGATCCAGTGCCTGCGAATACTGTAGCTCCGCCGTTTTGCAAGGTATCGGTAATACCCGGAGTTGCTACGAACCCCCATTGGTAAATGTGAACTCCAGTGGCGGTAGTACCAGAAATTGTTGTGCCGTTGTCGAATGCTGTACCACGATCATTGTTAGACACCTGACGAAGAATTGCATCGTTGCCCTGCATTGAAAAGTCAGGGCCAAAATCCAAAGCACCGCCACCGCCGCCAGCAAAATTGACTTGCAAATAGCCTGTCGTTGAACTCTCTGCTAGCGAGATATCTGTTAAATCTTCAGTGTAGGAAGGTGCGGCCATTACACTAAAACTACCTGTTTTTCTGGGATGTTTACTACGAACGGGCCGTTAGTGCTGGTGTAGTCAGCGCCCCAACTACCTACAAACAACGCTGTGTTGTTTTTAGATGTATCGTACACCATATATCCAGCCGCTGTGATCGACGCTTTAGGCCATTCAGCGTTGTCCCACGATATAAACGCACTACCATCGGTGTCAGACTCAACACAACAATTAGTCAGCTTTACGCCGCCAGCTTTATAACCGGCTCCCGAAACTTCGCCGTCAGGCGTGTACGCCATAGTATGTGGGCCAATATCGGCATCCGCTTTATATAAAGCTAATTTGCACGAGTCGTTAATAACAGACTTTAAAAACAAAAGCTTAGCGGCTGTTGTTAGTCCCGACTGAATCATCCGTTACGTCCTGTAGCAACGTTGCGCATCGTATTACCGTCGCGTCCGCCGACAGGCGAACCATCTGGAAGCAACGGAGCAGATTTTCTACGTGTCGCACCTGTGACGTTACCTTGAGCATCACGGGCGAACTCGACGTTATCTGGTGCAGCACTCATAGCCTCCTGCATCATCATAAGTTGTTGCTGTAGCTGGTTAATAAGACCTTGTTGTTCTTCAATCATACTAATTTGGTTACGATCTGGAACAATCTTATCTACGTTCATGTTCAAGTTTTTAGCTGCGTCACGTAGAAGCTCGGCTGTACCACGATTGCCGACTATCTGACTAGCTTGAGGACTGTTAAGTACAAGTTGTAAGAACTCGTTACGCCGTATAGCTTCAGCTTCTTTAACGACTAAAGAGCTAGCGCCGCGTGCGACAATTTGAACATCACCAACGATGTCAGGGTCTTGGTTATACCGCAAGTTGTCTTGATATAAACGCTCAATCGCTGGCACGATAACGTTTTTATCAATGTTGTTGATAACTTGCTTAATTCCTTTGCCAGCGTTAGAAATCATCATAGACAAACCAGATGAAGTCCTGCCAGCCCCCGGCTGATGCCCACCCGTCATATATTTCGGGATCATTGTATCTTCATCAGCGCGTTCAGAGAATTTCTCAAACACCGCCATAAGTTCAGCCGCATTCGACGGCGGCTGAAAAAATGACAACGGGGGCGCGCTGTCTGCGTACTCACTTGACTCAAACTGCCAAATTTTCCACGGGTGTAAGTCGGTAATTTCTTCCCCCGGTGGCATCCGACTTACATTAACGCCTACTTGTGGGCCAGAGGAAATGCCCATGTTATTTGCCAATGCACGCGCGGTCGCGTTCATCATCAACTGCGAATCGCGGCACAGGTCAGCTACGCCTTTACCATCTACTGATCCGGGCTTAGCTTCGTAAGAAGTTAAGTAGTACGGCTTGCGGCCAATGGGGTCGTAGTTCAAAACCGCACGAACCACGGTGTTACCAATAAGCCATACTTCGCAAGGGTAACTCAGCGCGGGGTCAGGAATATCTTCTTCACTTATGCCCCACTCAAGTAGTAACTTGCCCTCAACGCTGTCCCATAGTTGTAACGCGTCGATCAAATCTTCGTTGACTGTTGTGTGCAACGTATCCTTGCCTTCAGCTTCAGACAACGCAGTGTCTACCCACAACCAATCGGACGAAAAGCCCGCGCCGTTGAAGTCGTACAACACAGACCGTATAGCGTCCTCGTTATACCCCGGAACACCTATAAGCGCCTGTAATTCATCACGCGTCATACGATGGCGCTCAATGACGAAGCCATCGTTAATGTCCCATGCCCACGGTGCCCAATACAACATGAATGGATCAACACGCTCCCATTCGTTGCGAACAACCTCAACAGGTTGCATGGCACCATCCACCCACTTCATCACTTTCCGACGACGCTTAACTGGCCCCTTCATACACGCGTAGGGGAACGTAACAACATCGTCGATAAACTCGTTGAATGCTTTATGCCAGCCGCCTTCGATAAGCTGATCTTCCATGCGCCGTTCCATACGGTCTACACGCTTTTCAGACTCATCGTTGTACTCGCGGAACGCAACGTCACGCATCTGCATGGCTTGGCGGCGCATAGATTCTTCGTCGGGTGTTTGGCCCATCTGGAGCATATGTTGCTGAATCTGCATAGCAAGTTCAGCCTGAAGCTCGTCCATAATGAACTGTGGTAACTCAGGCTCGGGTGTAGGTTCAATAGCCCACGGCTTATCATTTCCACTGCCAAGTAACGTATCACGTAGCCAACTTGTAGCTGCTCTACATTTAACAGATGTTAGTTGAACAAAAATGTCTGACCCACCTTGCGCATTAATCTGCGCTTTAATGTCTGGGTCATACTCGCCATTGCGCTGGCGCAAACATTCCAACATTCGTTCTTCTAACTCGCGCTTGGAATCACGCGCGACTTCCCATCGCCGCCTAACGTGCGATGCAAGTCCTTGGATCATGGGTTGTGCTTGGAGTTCGCTGTTTCGTTGCTCAGCTTCGCGCTCAAGGTCGGCGGCGGTCGCTACCGGAATAAGCGCCATCATAGTATCTGGCATAATACTCGCCCAACTTTACCGACTAGTAATGTGGATTGTAACAGCGAATAACCTTTAATCAAGTATAGACGTAGTTTCTTCGCACAATATTTCGACGCGTAGAGCGCCGCTCTACCCCTCTAACAGACATATCCATAATGCTATCAGCGTACTGATTCGCGTCGTGGATGTGGGAGTACTCATTTTTGTCAGGTTTTGCCTCAATTTGTCCATCGCGCTTCTTTTTGTAGCGATATCCGTGCTGAAACCCTTTTATCAACATTGTACACCGTGGATCAATCAAATACATGGCTTTGCCCTCTAGTTGCTGAGTCAACAGCCTTTCTACTGCCTGTATCCGATACTCTGGTTTGTTCGACGGCGGCTTAATGCACTCGTAGCCCGCTGCGCGTAACGCGTCCACTAAGGTCATCTCGTTAAGTTGTTGTTTCATAAAACCTGCTGGGTCAGGCGCACAGATGATGTTATATCCGGGGTAGAACGCGCTAACGTGTGGATTTAGCATCGTCCTAACGAACGTTTCTATCCCCATGTTCTCGCTCGTCACTTCCGATAGCGTCACCACTCGCCCGCGTGGATCACGCTGTTTAAAAATCGCGCAGGGTGTGCGCCCAAAGTCAATACCCGCAATAATGGGATATTCCGCGTTGGGCACGGGGTTGATCGGCTCTTTAGCTACGTGGAAGTCATACTGGAACGCCCGCTCATACACAGGCGTACCGGCTAACGATCTACCAAACTTGTTGTGTATATACACATCAATCCAGTCGTCGGTTTTGCCCTCGGCTAGATTCTCGTAGTACCCATCGACCAAGTACTGTAGCCAGTCAGCGTCGTCGCTCAACGCACTAGGTTGCTGGTACACCCGCGCGTTATCCGGCGGCTCGGTCATGTATTCTTCCCAAAACGTATCTGCATCCGGCGCGTTGGTCGCACCCCAGATGTGGTGGTTGGGTTTGCCGTCGTCCATCACGCAGCCCCCGTTGGCTACCGAGGGGTATCGCCCGACTCGTCCTTGGAGCGCGTTGAAGATGTCAGGGTGGATTTCGCGATACTCGTCAAGGACTCCAAATGACGCCTCAAGTGACAGCAACCGCCGCACATCGTTAGCGTCATCCAGCCCCCGGAACAACACTTCGCATTCAACGTCATCGAAACGTAAGTAGAATCTTTTGTCTGTTCTCGCATAACTTCCTGCCGTCCCTTCTGGAAACCAAGTCATAAACGTCGGAATGGTCGCGTCAGTCAACATCTGGTTCGTGTTTCTGACCACAACCGCCCGCGATCTACGTATTCCGTCACTACCCGCCCGCATCCGCTTCGCGTGATACGCTATTTTCATCATCGCCGCGCTGGATTTGCCCGACCCCACTGGCCCAGAAATCAGGCTTATGAAGGAATCACAGGTTAAAAACGGTGAAAGCGACGGAGGTGGTTGATAATTAATGACTTTTCTACTCATACACATCATCTCCTGCGTATTCGTAGTCTTCTGTCTCGTTAAAAAATATCGCTAGTAGGTCGTTTGGGCTTTGTGGGATTAGTTTGGGTGCGTTAGATGGCTCTTGTACGGCCTCATTGTCGGCAATTTCTGAAAATTCAGCATCAATCGCTTCCGATTCGCTGTCTGTGTCCTCTGTTGGTTGGTTTTGTTGGATGTTTGCTGTGATTGTGGTTTTTTCTCCACTAGATTCCCCCGGTAAAACGATGTTTATAGAGAATCCGGCGTTGCCACCTAGTGCAATATCGTTTTTAGGTTCTAAATTGGCCCATTTTACGAGTTGTTCCATGACTTTAGCGCGCACAGGGGCAGGCGTATCAGGGTCTCTACCTAAATGGTAGAACCCCGGCAGCATATCTTCGGCAAGTAGTTTGCACTTTGCTTCGAAAGAGAAACCAGATTCTTTTAGTTCTTGCGTGTATTTGCTCAGATAGCTCTGAAATGTCGGGTTTTGCTCTATTTCTTGGTACTCAACAAGTTGAATACCTTCGGTTTTTAACACTTCTGCTATGGGTCGGGATGCTCCGACCTCGTTTCTGGCGACGGCTAGCGCTAACGATTTTAGAAATACATCAGCGCGAACGGCGTTCTGCATAGTCACTCCTAGCTACGGCCCGTTACGAATTTTGAGCAAGTTTACTCTAACGCGGGGGTCGTTGGGTAGTGAAATGTGAATACTGTATGGATATACAGGTAGTTGAAAAAATAGGAAATTTTATGCGCAGAACGGATATTGGTGTGTGGGGGTGGGGAGGGGTGGGGGGCCATACCCCCTACTACTATCATGACTGACTTGCTTCGTGGGATTAACTCGGTAACATGGGAACCATCGAAGCAACGGAGCTTCGGTACTCACTTACTTACTTACAAAGGAAGCAAAGCTATGACTACGCAAGCAAATGAACAGGTAATCGCTCACATCAAGGAAGCTGTTGATAACAACAAAACCGTATATGCCTCACTCCGATTCGCGGCGGCGGCGGCGGCACCAGAGTTAGACACCAGCAAGGAAGTGCGCGAGTCAGTGCGCGAGGTCTTGGATCGGTACACTGAGCACTTCGATGGCGATCACAATCTCAAGGCAGTGTTCACTGACTTTCTGACTCTGCACTACGCGGCGGATGCGCCGGTATCCATTGAGCGCAAGGTGGGCGGCGAAATTCAGGAATTGCATACCACTGGTGAGCAAGCTACCCAGCTATCCAAGCATGATATGCGCAAGGCGGCGAAGGCGGCACGCGATGATCTGGGTGCTGGTCGAGCGAGCGGCGGCGGTCGCACTCCGCGACAAAACCAGAATGGCCCTGTCATCGGCGCACTCGCCAGCGCGAAGTCGGCGGTAGAGAATCTGCTCAAGTCAGAAGCGGGCATCACTGCACTACGCGAACTGCTCCGCGAAAATGGCTACCAGCTTCGCAAGGTGAGCAAGTGATTCAGGTCGGGAACTGGGTGGCATTTCGATGCCACCCTCTCGTCATCCGCCACCGCCGCGCTGCTTACCTACGCGTAGGCAAGTGTCGGGTAAAGCCTTACCTAGTCATCGGTCGATTCATCATCGGAACCATCAGCCCGCTTTAAGCGGGCTTTTTTGTTTTCAAAACCCCAACTACTATCATGTGTGGCTGCTCTCGTGGGATTAGGCGCGTATAGTTGGGATTGTGGTACTCACTTGTTTACTGGAGAACTGTTATGTCTTATGTAGTTACGTGGAAAATGGCGCGGATCGAAGGCTTCCGTTATTATTTAGCTGTAGTGCAAGATCGTGCAACAGGTAGGATCTTAGAGGAAGGCCCGCACCGCGAGAGGAAAAGCGATGCTTTCAATGACATGGTGGCTCTGTTCCGAAACCTACCCCGCTAGCGCGGGGTTTTTTATTTTTCCGCCCAACTACTATCATGAAGTCGTTGCCCTCCGGCCCGCGCTGTAGTAGGCAGATCGCCGCCTGCGGTGAT